AAAAGAAGATTGAGAATTTGCGCAGTTTGGCCGAACACTCTCTCGGTCGGTCGGTGTCGATGGAGGAAGCAATTGGTTTCATAAATGCGGGGGGGCTTCCGCAACAGACTGGCCGACAGACGCTGGAGGCGCGGCGGTTAGCGCAGGCAGAACAACAGGCGCAGGCCGATAGGGATTTGCAGATCACGTTGCAGTCCGGTCAATTGGGCTTCTCACGCGAACAGTTATTGCAGCAGGGCCAGCAGTTTGGACAGACGCTCGAGGAACAGGTCGCGGCGCGTCAACAGGCGGCACAGCAGGCCGAACTGGAGCGTCAGGCAACGGCGCAGCGTCAACAGGCTGAGATAGGATTTGGGCGCGAGGGACTGCAGCAGCAGGCCGGTCAGTTTACCCAATCATTAGCTGAACAGCAGGCTGCACGGACAACGGGTCAGCAGTTACAACGTGACCTCACTCTTTCGGGTCAGCAGTTTCAGGCTGGAGAGTCGGCGGCTGAACGTGCAGCACGCCTTCAGTTGCAGCAGGAGGCTCTGCAGTTCCAGGGGGGCGAAGGCGCGGCAGAGCGCGAAACGCAGGTTCAACTGGCTGCAGCGCAGCGCGGTCTGACACGCGATCTTACGGAGGCGCAACTATCGGCGCAGGCGGAGCAGGCGCGGTTACAGCGCGAGTTTGCCGGCGGTCAGAGCGAGCAGGATCGAGCGTTGGCACTGGCCGGCCTTACGGGGCGCACGGCAGCGGGCGATCAGACGTTGGCGGCGCAACAACTTGAACAGCAGAATCAGCAGTTTCAGTCTGCGCAGGATTTAGCCCGTCAGCAGGCTATTGGTAGCGTCAAGTATGGTGATACATGGAAAGACACAATTCAGCAGCAACAATTGGATGAGCAGCAGCAGGCGCGCTTGGATGCGGATGCTTTAGCACGCCAGCAAGCTATGGGTCAGGTAAAATATGGTGATCGTTGGTATGACACGTTGGCGGCGCAACAGCTGGCGCAGCAAGGGGAGCAGTTTGGGTCACAGCAAGACCTGGCAGAGCGACAGTTGACCCAGCAGGGGCAGCAGTTTGCCGATGCTCAACGGCTGGCTCGAGAGCAGGCTATGGGCCAAGTCAAGATTGGGGACACATGGAAAGATACGCTGGGTGCACAGCAGTTGGCACAACAGGAGAATCAGTTTTCTCGTTCGTTGTCTGACCAGCAGTCCGGCAGGTATGCACAGATGGTTCAGCAACAGGAACAGTTTGATGCAGCGCAGCGGCTGGCACGCGAGCAAGCTATGGGGCAGGTTAAGATAGGGGATACATGGAAAGACACGCTGGGGGCGCAACAGCTGGCGCAGCAGCAGTCTCAATTTGGCCAGACGCTGGGCGAGCAAAGGGCTGCTCGGCTACAGCAGGGGACGCAGTTTGAAGATGCACAAAACCTTGCTCGGCAGCAGGCCATTGGGAGTGTTAAGTGGGGCGACACATGGAAGGATACGGTACAACAGCAGCAGTTGGACCAGCAGAACCAGCAGTTTTTGGATGCACAGAATTTAGCGCGTCAGCAGGCCATTGGGAGTGTCAAGTATGGTGATACGTGGAAAGATACGCTGGATGCTCGCCAGTTGGCACAGCAGCAGCAGCAGTTCGCTACTTCTGACCAGTTGGCCCGTCAGCAAGCGATGGGAATGGTTAAATATGGAGACAAGTGGTACGATACTATGCAGAAAAAAGGCGTTGAGGCTGATATAACAGCTCAACAAGCCGGACTGACGGGTCAGTATAACGGTCAGGACACGTTAGCGCGTCAGATTGCGATGGGTGAGATGACCGGACAGTTCAATGGTCAGGACACGCTGCAGGCGCAGCAGTTTGGTCGCCAGAACAAATTAGATACGCTTGCGCAAGCTATTGCAGCGAAAGAGGCCGGACTGATAAACACATCAGACGCTATTTCGTGGGAGTTAGAAAAACAACTGAATCTTCCGACCAGTAGACGAACTAACCCAGACGGGTCAACCACGGTGATTTATGGCGATGGACGACAGGAAACAATTCCGTCTAAGGTAAGAAGGTAGGATCTGATATGAACTTGATTAATCCGTGGACGATACAAGCCGGCGCGCAGGGGTTGAAGTTTTTGGGGGGGCTCTTCCAGCGCGGGGAGGACGAGAAGGCGCGCAAGGAGATGGCGCGACAACAGAACGTTGGCAACTTAATCGGCGCGTTGTCGGCGGGCCGTATTGGGTATACGCCATCTGTGCAGCGCAAGGAGAGCGGCATAGGCTCTTTCTTGTCGGGGATAGGTAACGTTGCTCAGATCGGCGGTCAGTTGTATGGGGGTTATCAAGCGGCACAGCAGGCTCTTGGTCAGCAGGATCTGCAGAACCAACTGAGTCGTCAGGCAATACAACAGGGCCAGAACCAGCTCGAGCAGCAGGCTGGTCAGGGGAAGTTCTTCCAGCAGCAAGCCCTCAAGGCGCCGGAGAAAGCGCGGCAGATGAGTGTTGTGGAGCAGGGCCCCACGCTTGCCAATTTGCAGGCGCCCCAAATGCTGCAGCAGGGGCGCCAGGAGGCTATACAGAACACTAACCCGATCGGTGCTATGCAGGCGCTCGGGTTCGGTCAGGCGCAGCAGACGGCGCGTGCGAACGAACTGGCGGAAGTGGGTCAGATGCAGGGGATGGACGTGCAGAACAGACGGGTGGGATTGGACGAGCGACAACTGGATCTACAGGAAAGTGCTTACGCGCTTAAATCGCGACAGTTTAATGCTTCTTTGAAAAATGCTATGGAAACTCCGTTGCTTTCTCCCAAAGACGTTATGGACCAGGAGAACAAACTGAGAACGGAGTTCACTGGATTGACGAAGGACTTTACGAAGATCCGCGATTCTTATAGTCGGATTCTTGCCGTTAGCGAAGAGCCGTCGGCAGCGGGCGACCTGGCGCTGATCTTCAATTATATGAAGATGCTCGATCCCGGCTCAGTGGTTCGCGAGTCTGAGTTTGCCACGGCGCAAAATGCAGGATCGGTGCCGGAAGCGGTACGTAACACGTACAACCGGTTGTTGAGCGGTGAGCGATTGGGTGAGACGCGTATGGATTTTATCACTCAGGCGCGCAATCTTTTTGAATCGCAGCGTACAATGCTTGATGAGATGGCCGGCAATTATCGAAATATTGCAGAACGGCAGGGGTTGGATGTCAGTAATGTGATTTTCGATATGAACTTTGAGCCATTGAAGTTGAAGGCGGATGATATTCTAAAGCGTTTTTCTCTTCCAGAACCAAAACGCGCACAACTGGTTGATATACCTGGCGTTGGTGCTTATTCGATAGAAGAGATACAAAAGGAACTGCAGCGCAGAGAAGAAGAAGAGAACCTGAAGTATATAGGTCGCTTTACGACCGGATTTGGAGCGCGATAATGCCACAAGAACGACAGCCCTTGTCGGCGTTTAGCATTGACCAGCTAAAGCAGATGATGAAGTATGTTGAGGAGCCTGGGTTTATGGATCGACTCAAAGCCTCAACAGGCGGTTCGCCCGCTTACCAGGCGAATATATACCGCAACCTCGGATATGATGCAGAGCCAACAAGTGATGGGGTGGCTATACGCACGCCGGACGGTTTGCGGCCGGTTGACAAGCCAGGTTTTGAACTCAACGATCTGGCAGATTTTGGGGGCGATGCGTTGATGGCGGTTGGTGGTATGGTGGGTGCTGGCTTGGGCGCTGCAGGCGGTCCGGTCGGGTTAGCGGCAGGGAGTGCGGCGGGAGCTGCGACGGGTGAAGCGGCGCGTCAGTTTGCAAGCCAATCGTTGGGGTCAAAAGAGCCGTTATCGGCTCAACGGGTAGCGACGGAGGGAGCCATTGGTGGGACGCTCGATCCGTTGCTTGGGACGGGGGGCTCTAAGCTGTTATCGAAGATTGCGGCGCCGTTGAAGGGGAAGTATAAGAACCGGATCGTCAACGAGTATGTGGTTAATCCGTTGATGGAGCTGGATGCAACTTTTGGTGCTAACGTTGCGGGTAATCTTCCGCTCACGTCACTCAGTGACTCGCCGACGTTGGGCCGCGTGACACAGGTCGCCAAGCAAACTCGTCCAGATGCTTACCAGGAGAACGTTGAGCGACCGTTCGAGCGCGAAGTGAACCAGTTGTTCAGTAATATCGTGGAGGAGGGCGGTATTCCTCAAGCGGCGGGGCGCGACCAGGCCGGCGAGATGGTCGGTAAGGCTGTGACAGCAACGGATAAAGCGCGACGTGGGCAGATCAACCAGGCGTATGATGAGTTTCGGAAGCTCGTGGGCCCGAACCAACCAGCTGCTGCGTCGAAAGCGTTGGCGAGAACGGAAGAACTGATCGCGAGGAACCGGTCAGAGGGGCGCGAAGCGGCGGTTGAAGTGCTGGAAGATTGGGCGGACCGCATTTCGGGGTTGAGCACCATTGACCAGTTGAATGGCGCCAGAAAGGATCTGTTTGCGGCGACAAAGCAGGAAGCGTTCGGGCAGGATTCACGGGGGCTTGATGCGGAACTGAAGTCTGTTTTGGGTGCGATTAAAGACGATATAGACGATTGGTTCCTGGCGGGTGGGCGACCGGATGATGCGGCGTTAGCGGCGGCGACGGCGGCAGGGCGGGCGGCGGAAGGCGCCGGAAATCTTCAGAGCATCAACCTCGGACGTGCGATCGACGACCTCGGGGGGATGGATATAAGCGGACTGACCGCCGGCGAATTGCCCGGGAAGGTTCGGGGGCGGTTACGTCGCATTCAAAATAAGGGTGGGGCGAACTTGAGTCCGGATATAGTGGCCCAACGTCTCGCCGAAGAGTATCCAGAGCTCGGAGTCACCAACTTAAGAACGTTGAAGGAGCGGTTATCAAAAGATGCGTCGTTCTTTGAGGAAGTGCCATTGGTGAACGAGCGTAATGTTGATGATATGTTTGCGCAGCGCGCGGGTCAGGTGGCCGTGGATGCGGATGCGCTCGAGCGTCAGATCGCCCGTTCGGAAGATTTGAACGAACTCCTCCGACTGGCCGGCGAGAGCGAACAAGCCGTTGAGCAGGGGCTTATGTCGAGGTTTGAGGCGGACCGGTTAGGGACGCAAGCACGCCAGCGGATGCTCGATCTATCTGGCGGCGCTGAAGAGGGAGAGCGGGAAGCGCTGCAGGCGGCCATTAATCAGATGGATGAGCGATTTGGCAGGCTCGGACAAGAGATGAAGGAGAAGGGACTGAGGGCGCGCACCCTGGCCCGGGAGGAGTTCGACCTGGACGAGGTATCTGCCGCTAAAATTATCGGCGATGAAGAAAAACTGGAGAACGTCACGCGTTGGATCTCCTCATCCGGCACAACCTTATCGCAGATCAACAATCTTAAAAAACGGATCGGCGTGGACGCTACCGCCGCCGGATTGCAGGCCACAAAAGAGGGCGCTGCAGCATGGCGCGCCCTGCAGGCGGAGGTGATTAACTCGCTGGAGAGTGGTGCGCGCGTGAAAAGAGGGGCCGGTCTTACGGGTGAGCATCTGAGCGGGCCCATGCTGTTAAGGAAGATGCAACAGATCGATCCGGACCTGAACACCTCCAGAAGTAAGTTGAAGGCGATCTTGGGCGAAGATACAGCGGATGCGCTCTATCAGCTCGGTAAAGCGCTGGAAGCGGCCGGCGCGCAAGAAAGTAAGTTTATCAATCCGTCAGGGACGGCAGCCTCTGGTCAGATGCTGGACGATGCATCCGGATTGGGCGAGGGGCTTGTCGCCGCAGCTACCGGCCAGCCTGGGTTTCTTTTACGCTTCCTCGGCGGTCTGGGGGGTCGCTTTGGCATGGCCTCTGCTGTGAGCAAGCCGGCCAGTGCCCGCGGGCGACGTTGGCTGGGTGAAGGGCTCATGCAAGGAGAAGGCCAGCAGCAATTCTTGCGGAACTTGGGGCAGTTCGGTGGCAGGATAGGATCACGCAATCTTCCCTATATGGACCAGGTGAGGCGCGACTAAAATGCCAATCACAGCAGATACTATTCAATATGGCCCTTGGGACGGTGGGGTGCGCTATGATCGACCGGTAGAGGATCTGGCGCCCAGCGAGATGGGCGATATGCAGAACGTCCGGATCGGCTCGGCCGGCGAAGCGCGGCGCAGGAACGGGAGCGCCAGCTATCAATCAGCAGCAGCGATTGCATCCACGCCGACGGTGACAATGGCCGCTGAATTTAAGCCCAACAGTTCGACGACGTATGTGGTGATTGTTTGTGGGGCGGCGATATACAAATATTCGTCGGGATGGTCAGCTATTACGGGGGCCGTAACGGTCACGGCTGGCGACGACAATACCTTTGAGTGGGTTAACGCTAACGGCACGTTGGTGGCAACGAATGGTGTGGACACAGACGCGTGGAAGTGGACAGGGACAGGAGATGCAACCGTTCTGGACGATGACGCGCGCTTCACGAAGGGCAAGCATATAGCGTGGTTCGATCAGCGTTTATGGATCGGAAACGTGAATGGGGCAACCAATCAGTTATGGTATTCGGATACGCTCGACATTGAGACGTGGGGGGCAACCAGCTTCTACAATTTCGGGGGAGAGATCCTGGCGTTAGTGCCGGCACAGAACGCGCTGGTGGTGCATACAACGGACGGCATTTATACGCTCATTCCGACCGGTAACGCTACCGTGCCGTATCAACGCCAGGTGCGCACACAGCAAGGAGCAGCTGATGGCCGATCGACCGTGGCCCTTCCCGGTGATATTGAACTGTTCGTGCGGCCGGACGGTATCTATCGGTGGGAAGGGGGGGCGGAGATTGTTAAGATCAGCACGCAGCTCGATGGTGATTATTGGCCGTCACTCAATAGCGCGCGGTTTAGCAAAACATTCGCCGTTTATTATCCAAAGAATAATGAGGTCTGGTTTGCTTTGCCCTACGGGGCTGCGCAGTCGGCGATGAATCATGTGATGGTTTACAACACAACTTATGATCGCTGGCACGGGCCGTATACGGGGTGGACGCGCGCGTGCGGCGCACTGATCGACGGCAAGCCCCACCTGGGCGACCTGGACGGTATCTTATGGGATTCCGACACAGGGAACAATGACGGTGTGAGTGCTATTGATGCGTGGTTCACGACGGCGGCGCCGGCGCCCTATGGCGGGAGCGTCCGCACGCGCTGGCTCTATGCCCGTAATTATTTCGACGGTCAGGGCGATTACTCTGTTACGGTTACGCAGGACGCGGGCGGGCTCGTAGGAACAACCAGATCGCTGAGTATTCGTGGGAACAGCTTCACGTTAGGGACTGATTACCTGGGGATTGGCGTGCTCGGGTCTATCCGCATGTTGTTCAGAGATACTGACCTGACGGGGTATGATCCTCATTCGTCGCTCAAGTACTCGATGAACGCACTGAACCAAACGTTTACTTTTCGGCACGTGCACTTGCAACATCGACCTACCGGCCGCGTGCGCAAGCCGGCAGAAACCGAATAAACGGATAACGGATAAGAGGAAGAGATGGCAAACTTTGGACGCGTGAAAACCTGGGGGAATGAGATCCTACAGCCCACGGATCTCAATGCTGAGTTTGATAATATCATTAACAATGTGACGAATAATGGTATTAACAGTGCTAACATTGACGAGACGGATAATTATTCGTGGAGTGGGACCAGCGCGTTCTCGGGTGCTGTTTCGCTTACGAATACGTTAACTGTGGGCGTCGACGACACAGGCCACGATGTTAAGTTTTTCGGGGCCACGTCGGGGAGTTACTGGCTCTGGGATGAGAGTGCAGACGGGGTTGTCCAGGTCGGCACGTTAACCGTTGGCGTCGATGATGCAGGCCACGACGTTAAGTTTTTCGGTGCTACAACCGGCAAGTCATGGTTGTGGGACGAGTCGGCAGACAAGATGATCGTGACGGGCGATGCGTCGGTGTCGGGAGCGGTGACGCTCACCAGCGGATTGACCTCTGGCTCCAACATTGTCAGTGACACAGACTCCACCGATGATCTGGGAACGACGAGTGTTCGTTGGGCCAACCTGTATGTCGATTCGATAGGCGATACGGGACAGGCACTGGCGATCACGGCAGGGGCCAACAACGTTAATATGACGGCAGGGACGTTTGCGTTGACGGGAGCGGCGACGGTCAGTTCCACTCTCGGCGTCACCGGTAATGTCGCTGTCAATACCAACAAATTCAATGTCACGGCGGCTTCTGGTAATACGACGGTTGCGGGAACGCTCGGCGTCACGGGAGCCACGACGCTGAGTTCGACGCTGAGTGCCGGTGCGACGACGGTGACGGATCTAACCTCTACCGGCAATACGACTATCGGTAATGCAACGGGTGACGCGCTTACCTTCC